GATTTCCTGAGCCAACATTTCCCGGATTTTCTGGTCGCACACCAGATGAAGCGTATCCGCTTTCACGATCTGCGCCACCCGTATGTCAAGCACACGACAAAAATTTTAGCTTGCGCTTGATGAATTTTCAAGCGCAGGCTTATCCTGATGCTCGGCGAAAAACTCGCGGAGCTTGTCAGCTTCATCGGGGAGGACAAAGCAAAAGCCTTGTCCGTCTACTCTGCAATAGAAAGCAATTTTCATGTCTGCCACCTCAATCGAAAATATCTCGGATTTTGTACGCGATCTCAATTCGCTTATCGGGGTACACCAGCACCCGGTCGATCAGCAGCTCGGCCAGCTCGGTGGTCAGCGTGTCCGCATCAAAGAGTGCTTTGGATGCCTCCTTGCGGCTGTCCTGTCGTGCCTGTTCGTCCTGTTTCTGCTTCGCCTGTGCCAATACTGCGGCATAGGCGTTTTTTGTTTTCAATAGCAGCTCGTCACACGCGGCCTTTTCCGCCTTGTAGGTGTTCAGGTCAATCTCGCCCATAAGATAGTGTTCGTAAAGAGTGCGCTTGCCGTCTTGCAGCGTCTCGATCTGCTGCTCATATTCGGCGCGTTCCGGTACGGAGGCATCCACCCGAAGCATACCGTCCGGGGCAAGCGGTGCGGCGGCTTCCATCTGCTTTTTCAGCGTCAGGAATACCGTCTGTTCCAGCTCTGCGGCGTTCAGGCGCATCTTGTGGCAGCGGCTTTCTACGTCCGCCTCGGAATGACGGCAGTAATAATACGAGGTTTTCTGCATGGTGCGGGATAGTGCATGACCGCAGCAGCCGCAGAAGGCTTTGCCTTTCAGCGGGTAATCCCGCTTCTTTTTGTTGGGCTGGGAAAAGCGGAGCTGGCTGGCCTGCACGGTATCAAATGCGGCTTTCTCGACGATGGCCGGGTGATGGTCGGGGATGATGTACCACGATTCTCTGTCCTTCAGACGGCTTCTGCTGCCGCCTACTTCGAGAACCGCCCGCTTGCCGATCACATACACGCCGGTGTAGCGTTCGTCCTCCAAAATGCGGAGAATGGTGGATGTACTCCAAATCCCGTGACAGCGGGAAATATCGTGGGTGTGATTGCCGTGCGCCGCTTTATACTGGCCGGGAGTGGGGATGCTTCTGCGGAACAGCTCCCGCGTGATAGCGGTGGCGTTGATCCCCTCGGCGGCAAGCTGGAAGATAAGCTGCACAACGGCAGCGGCATCCGGGTCAGGCTCCATTCTGCCATCGGCGCTTTTGCGATAGCCGTAGGGACAGATTTTGCTCTGATACTCGCCGCGCTGCATCTTGGCGTACTTGGCGCTCTTGGTCTTGATGGACATATCGCGGCTGTAATACTCGCTGATGAGATACTTGAATGCTACGTCCATGCCGCCGGTGTCACCCTTGAATTTGCTGCTGTCAAAATCGTCGCTGATGGAAATGAAGCGGGTATGGAAAAGCGGGAACACGCGCTCGATAAAGTAGCCGGTTTCAATGCTGTTTCGCCCGAAGCGGGAAAAATCCTTGACAATGATGCAGTCGATCTGATTGGCCCGCACCAGCTCAATGAGCTTCTGTACCTGCGGGCGCTCGAAATTCGTGCCGCTGTATCCGTTGTCGATGAACTCCATGATCTCCGCGTTCAGGGCTTCGGGCATGGAAGCCGCATATTCGTGGAGGACAAGGCTCTGATTTTCAATGCTCAGACTGTCGTACTTGTAGTCCTCAATGGAGAGGCGGATGTAGAGGGCAATCACATATTTCTGCATTGTTCCAGCACCTCCGCATAGGTTTCAAACTCGCTCTGGAAGCGATAGCGCACCGTGATCTGCTTGTCGTGGGATACCTCGATGCGGTCAATCAGCCGCTCGATGAGTGCGCCGGTCAGCGCACGGTCGGTCTTGATCTGCGCGGCATCCTGCTCCAGCGCCCGGTGCTGCTCAAGCTGCGTATCCATCGTTCGCAGGCCGTCCTCCAACTGCTCCATTTCCACGGCGAGGTCGGCAATGCGGCTTTCGTACTTCTCCTTGTAGTCGAAGTATTCATCCTTGGTGAGAACACATTGGACGAGGTTTTCATATAAGCTCCGCACGATACCGCGAAGCCGCTGGATTTCCTGTTTGCGGCTGGTGATCTTCTCCCGCAGCTCAGCGCGGTCAGCGGCCTGCCGGGGCAGCTCCGCAAGAGAGAGGGTGTATTGCCCCAGCGCCGTATCAAGCGCGTCCTGAAGCATATCTGCCAACATATCCAGCAACGCATCCTCGCGGATGGTCACGCCGGGGCAGGCATCCTTGCTGATTCGGCTCTGGCTCAGACAATGGTAGAAGTACACATCGTCGGACTTCTTGCGGATATTCCTCTGCCGGTGCAGGCTGCCGCCGCAATGGGCGCAAAACACCTTGCCTTTGAGTAAATTCGGCGTGTAGGCTTTGACCTCCCGTGTCTTGGCGCGGCTGGCGGTCTGATTGAGAATTTCCTGCACCGCCGCGAACTGTTCCCGGCTGATGATGGCCTCGTGGGTGTCCCGTACCACCGTCCATTCCTCGGCATCGGCCTTGACCTGCCGGTGATCCACGGTTTTGGTCTGCCCCTGAACGAGATCTCCGGTGTAGACCTCGGAGCGGAGAATGACGCCGACTGTCCGGGTCTGCCACTTGCCGCTGCCGAGCAAATTCTCATGGGTGATCTTGCCCTGCATCTTCTTGTAGTGGCTGGGGGTGAGAACGCCCACTTCATTCAGCCGCACGGCGATGGTATTGAGGCCAGCGCCCTCGGAAGCCCAGCGGAACATCCGCTGCACGACAACGGCGGCAACGGGGTCGATGATAAGCTGGTGGCAATCGTCCTCGGCTTTCAAATAACCGTAGGGAGTACGCGCACCGATGAACTTGCCGTCCTTCATGGCCTGCCGCTGCTGCGCCCTGATCTTGCGCCCGATGTCCAAAGCGTAGGCTTCGTTTATCATGTTCCGCAGCGGAATGATGATACCGGAATGGGCGTCCTCCGGGGCGGCGGTGTCGAAGTTTTCATTGACCGCAATGAAGCGGACGCTGCGGATGCGGAAATACTGCTCGATGTAGTAGCCGGTGTCGATGGTGTTTCGTCCCAAACGGGAGAGGTCTTTCACAATGACGCAGTTTACATGACCGGCCTCAATATCCGAGAGCATCTGCTGAAAGCCTGGACGGTGAAAGTTTGTCCCGGTTGCGCCGTTGTCGATATAGGTATCGTACACGCTGATCTCCGGGTACTGCTCCAGATAGCGGGCAATAATCATCTGCTGGGTTTCAATGGATACGCTGTGCGTGTGGGTATCCTCCACCGAAAGGCGGACGTAGATCGCGGCGCGGCAAGCGGCGTCGGCCTCCAGCACGGCCACCGCAGCCGTTTCCTTTCTGCTCTTTCTGGCCATGCTCAGCCCACCTTTCTCTGTTCATAATCTTTCTGCTGCGCTGCCAGCGCCAGAAGCTGCAACGCCTTTTTGTATTCGTCCTCATGGGTAAAGGTAATATCCAGCTCCTTTTTGCTACGGACGCGGATGCTCTGTACCATGTGAATGAGCGCCCTGCGGTCTAAGGTTTCCAGCGTGGAGAACTGCGTAAACTGTGAAATCCAGCGGTTGCGCTCGCTTCGGTTTTCCAGCACCTCCGTGAGTTTTTCCTTGAGAACGCGGACGCTCTCGCGGATGTCCTCGGCCTGCTTGGTGTACTTTGCCTTATAGGAAGCGTATTCTTCCTTGGTAAGCATACCTCCCACAAGGCTCTCATAAAGCCGTGCCTTGAACTCCAGCACCTGCTCCAACCGGCGCTCGTTGTCGGTAATGTGGTCGCTGTATTCCTTGGCAAGCGCCTGATTGATGCTGGACTGGTCAATGCCGGTCAGCAGCGCCTCCAGCGAAGCAATATTGCCGATATAGGCTTTCAGGCTGTCCCGCACACAGTCGATCAGGCTGCTTTCTTTCAGCATGACCGGATGGGAGCAGCCCTTTTTCTTGCCGGTGGGACAATAATAGTAGTGGTACTCCTTGCCGTTTGCACGGTTGGTCTTGCGGGTCATGCGGCTTCCGCAGCACCCGCAGATCAGAATACCGGAGAACAGATATACCGTATCCTCGTTGGGAGAAGTCCGGGTATCCAGCCCCTTGATGCGCTGCACCAGTTCAAAATCCTGACGGGCGATCAGCGCTTCATGGGCATCCGGGACACGCACCCACTCGGAGGCGGGACGCTGCTCCATTTGCTTGATCTTGTAATGCGGCGTACCCTGTTTGCCCTGCACCAGCGTTCCGGTATAGGTTTCATCCTGCAAGATGCGGATGATGGTGGTAGCCGACCATTTGCAGTCAGCCTTGTCCGCATAGCCCTTTTTCGCGTAGGGCAGGCCGTTGTTCTTCTTGTACGCCAGCGGGGAAAGGATACCCAGCCGGTTCAGCTCTGATGCGATCTTGGAGGCGCTTGCGCCCTCCAGCCGCATACGGAAGATGTCGCAGACAACGCGGGCGGCGTAGGGGTCAGGGACGAGCAAATTCTTGTTGTCCTCGGCTTTCATGTAGCCGTACACCGGGAACGCGCCGACGAAATCGCCATTGCGCCGCTTCACGTCCAGAGAAGAACGGGTCTTGATGGAAATGTCCCGGCAGTAGGCTTCATTCATAATGTTCTTGACCGATACGGTCAGATCATCGCCGCTGTCGTGGGCGGTGTCGATGCTGTCGGTGATGGCAATGAAGCGCACCCCGTAGGCCGGGAATACCCGGCGCAGATACCGGCCAGTTTCGATGTACTCGCGCCCCAGCCGGGAGAGGTCTTTTACAATGACGCAGTTGATGTTGCCATCGGTGACATCCTGCATCATTTCCTTGAACGCGGGGCGGTCAAAAGTCGCACCTGACTTCGACACCAGCGTGATAAACTGCTGACCGCTGCCATCAGAATAGTTGGTGTGGTAGTCGTC